TATATTATTCTGATAGACAGATTTCATGACAGAACTGTTCCTGTCCCACCCACCCATATCAGCGGTGTATATGTCCGGTATGCCAAGTATGGCAGCGGAAGAGGCAAAGTAGTGTCTCAAGTCATGAAAGCGTATTGTTGATCCTAACTTGTCTCTTAACACAGTGAATTTCTTTGAAATGGTAGCAGGATTCATGTTTGTAACATAACCCTCACCGTCCCCTATCAAGTCCAAGAGGAACTTTGGCAGGGTGACACTCCGCACACTTCCTTCGGTTTTGGGATGATCCTTGTATATCCAGTTGTTATTTTTATCCTTTACCATGACAGAATGTATGTAGGCCACACCGTTTTCAATGTCCTCATACTTGAGAGCCGATATCTCACCTTCCCTCAATCCGCACATACCGAAACCAATGCAGACCTTAAAGGCGGGTTGAGCAGCCTTGTATAATGCCTGTACGTCCTCGTCAGAAGGTGATACAGGACGTTTAGCCTGTTTAGCGGGTAAAGTAACCTTAAATGTCATATCGGGCGCATATAAGCCAAGGGAAGCCGTCAGAAGGGCATACACGTTCTTAACGGTCTTCGGTGACTTATCTCTGGCAAGGTCAGAAACGAACAGTTGAAGGTCTTCTGAAGTGAGAGAACGCACACGCTTGTTATTTATAGGCTCATAGTTATTGTTACGCATCCTGTCATATCCCCTTATAGTACCGGGAGACAGTACACCTTCTTTGGCGTTGATATATCCCTCTAAAGCATCCTTTACGGTCAAGTCATACCTTGCACGTAGCTTTTTCTGCATAGCGTATTTAGCCGCTTTCATTTCAGCTTCGGCTTTGGTAGGGGCAGTGAAGGACTCATATACTTTTTTGCCGTTATCCTTGTGAGAGTATACCTGGACTCTCCATGATCCGGAGGGAAGTTTTTTAGCGGTTGCCATAATTCACCAACACTTTGAGCATTTCTTTTTGCCAGAGTCTATAGCTTCCATTTCGCTTATACACCTTGCATTGTCGGGATTCATGTTGCCACAGTTGGGTATCTTGTGATAACTCTTCCCAGTAGGGGTGACATATACATCTACATATTCCCTTGTATCTACTTGTGAGGATATGTACGTTCTTTCAATTTCTCCGGTTGTACCGTCAAAGTGAACGTCTGTCCCTTCATAACCGGAATAGTGATACCATTCCAATAACTGCTCGTTATCAAACACATCCCCCGGAGAGTAATTGTTGGCAACATAGTTTTTGATTTCATCCTCATAATTGGAAAATGCATAATCCAACAATTCATCCTTGTCTACTTGGCTTAAATCAAAGCTATTGTAATAGTCAGCTTCGGTGTTATACATATCCTCGTCATATCGGGTAGTAGTGCCACACCCGACCAATAGTACCGATATCAGAACGATAGGAAGATATCTCATGAGTGCGCCTCCCATTCTATAGACTGTACGTCCGACTTGTTAAAATCCCCATTATAGATATGCCGTAAAGCATGACAGTAGGCTTTCCTCTGTCCGATTTCATCCAACCTGTCAGCTATATAAATGGTATATCCGTCATAGCAGGGTGTTACCATTTCATGTATCTTGCCGGGTAAATCTACATAGTATACGTACAATTCATCCATTGGGATTTGTCCTCTTAAACTTCAGAAGCATATCAGCAGCCATTTTAAGGTCTTCGGGATCGCAGTCCCTTGCCGCATCCATTAACGCTCTTAACCGTGGATTATCATAGATATCTTGAGCAATGGCAGCGGTGTTATCGTCAAAGTAATACTTGTTTTCCTCTGTAGAGTCTTTGTCAGAGGCAAGTGATTCTACGGAAACCCCCAAGTAATGAGCAATAGATATCAATTTATCCGCAGAGGGGACGTGTGCGTTGTATTTCGCTATAGAAGAGCGAGGCAAAGACAGGTCTTTTTCTATTTGATTTATAGAAATACCCTTGGTTTTTGCGGTATCTCTGATGTTCTCATACAGTCCCATGATTATACCTCAAAATTTTACGCAAAAAGGTATTGACAATCGCAAAATATTGCGTATAATCATAATCGTGGTGCGCAAGATTTTACGATTTCATTGTTGGTCGCACTTCAATGTTAGCATATTTTACGTAAACGTACAACGCTATATGTAGAATTTTGCGCACTATATATGGTATCGCAGGGAGACGGAGAGGAAAAGAATGTATCGGAAAATACAGAAGATGTGCAAAAAGCACAAGGTCAGTGTGAACAGGCTTGAGTCAGAGTTGGGATTCACCCGTGGAAGCATCTTCAAATGGGATGTACATAGACCAAGCGTGGACAAGGTAAAGAAGGTAGCAGACTTCTTTGGAGTAAAGATAGAGGACTTGATTTGAACACTAAAGCAATCATCAAAGGTTGGATGATTACAGCCGACATAGCAGGCCTTCAAGAATTGGCAAACGTGACAGGCATATCTTACGGGACACTCAAGTTAAGAATGAGAATACCGCAGGAGTTTAGGGCGAGAGAGCTTAACGCTATCAGAGAAGCCACAGATATGACCGAAGAAGACTACACCCGCTTGTGTGTGGCAGCGGGAGAAGGGAGGTAAACATGAGACTGATTAGAGCAGTAATCGTAGCCGTGATACTCACCACAACACCAGTATATGCCGCCAATAGTCCGGCAGATGTAGAGAGAGAAAAAGCACAAGCTTATCTGGAAGAGAACCAGGTGGAGATACCCGAAGAGGTCGAGTATTGGTGCGAGTATTACGGAGAGCAATACGATATCTGTCCCGAAGTCCTTGAGGCAGTGTGTTGGAGAGAAAGCAGATGCACACAGGAAGCACAAAGCCCGGACAAGTCCTGCAAAGGGTTGATGCAGATACACGTAGGAAACCACAGGGCAAGGATGCAGAAGTGTGACGTGCAGAACATCTTCGGGATCAGAGAGAACATCAAAGTCGGTGCAGACCTACTTAATGAACTACAGGCCGACACAGATATCACAGAAGCCCTCTGTCTTTATAACGGGGACACCGAAGGAGCAAAGCGGTACAGAGAGACAGGGAAGGCAAGTAGGTACGCAGAAAAGGTATTGGAAGTAAGTGCAGCACTTGAACGTGTTCACTTTAAATGAAGAAGAGCCGTAAGCCCACCACGACTCACGACTCAAGATCTACGATGCAAGGTGATTATAACTCACCGGAAAGGAAAAGTAAATGGATTTTCATGACACATCACAGGCATACATAGCTTGCCTACAGGTTGAAAACGCAGAATTGAGAAACAGACTCGTTCACCTTGACAATGTATGCCGCAAGATTCAGCAGGCAATCGCAACAAAACCCCTTGACGAGAACGGCAATTCAGACCGCAGACAGTGGCTTGACCAGGTAGTGACGGTAGCCAAGTCCTCACTCGCAGAGGTAGGCTATCCGGTCTACACGCAGAAGTTTATGGAAGCGTGGTCTAAAGAGATACCCGGAGAGGTAGAGGACGTAGACATACCACAGTTTGTGAAGGAGAGATCATGACCGGAGACCCTATCAGAGACTATCACACATGGGATATTGACCAATACGAAGCCGAAAAGAAACAGCCGCATTGCTGCAAATGCGGAAAGGCTATATGGGATGACTTCTACTGGGACATATTTGATGCAATTTATTGTGAGGAGTGTGCAGAAGATGGATTCAGAAAAGATACCGACAACTACGAAGGATGAAATCACATGGTTGAAGTGTGCCAGATGCGGAAGGATCTACCCCGAAGGGGGTATGAGGTACACCGGAGACAGATACTTTGGAGACAGTCAATGGATGTGTGAATGTTGTTATGACGATATGTATGTTTCGTGGGAAGAAGCATTTGAAAGAGAGGATGACGAATGAACGTATACGAAAAGCTGATAAAGGTACAGGCAGAGCTGAAAGCCCCGAAGAGTAAGTTCAACTCTTTCGGAAAGTACAAGTATAGAAGCCTTGAGGACATTCTTGAGGGAGTAAAGCCCCTGTTAGAGAAGAACAAGGCAAGCCTGGTTATAGCAGACAGTATGGAACAGGTCGGAGACAGGTACTATCTCAAGGCTACGGCTACATTCATAGACACAGAGAACGGTGAGAGTGTCAGCAATAGCGCATTGGCAAGGGAGAGCGCAGACAAGAAGGGACAGGATGACTCACAGATCACAGGAACAGCATCATCTTATGCCCGCAAGTATGCCCTTAATGGTCTCTTCCTCATAGATGATACCAAGGATGCCGACACGGACGAAGCACACGTAGAGAAAGAGGCAAGGGCAGAGAAAGCCAAGGATGACGAGAAGAACGAGGCTCTTGTGACAGACATAGGAGACATGAAGATAGCCCCTGTAAAGGTCAATGTGCTGAAGGGTGATATCGACTCTGGACTGATGAACGAAGAGAAGATGCTTGCCTACTTCAAGGTAGAGAAGCTTGAGGACGTGACCGAGAAGCAGTTTTCAGACTACGTTCAGAAACGTAACAAGGCAGGAGCAGAGAAGGCAAAGAAATGACAGGCACATATATACAGGCAGTCCAGTACCTTACCGAGCAGAACGTCAAGAACCCCGGTGCAATGTGGGACGTGAAGGAACACAAGGAGAAGAGATCACTGGATAGCAATGCATACTTTCATGTGCTCTGCGACAAGCTCCGTCAGAAGATGACCCCCCCGCTGTCTATGGCAGCTTGCAAGAACTACTTAATCACAAGCTATGGACAGCCGGAGTATGACGAGAACGGAAACATGGTTTATCTGAAAGCCAACATACCCACGGACAAGATGGCAGAGATTGAATATCTGCACTGTCTTCCGGTCAAGTGTGAGAGCGAGAACGTCATATTTTATCGGGTATATCGGGGGAGTCACACCTACAACACGGCAGAAATGGCACAGCTTATAGCCGGGACGGTGGACGAGTGCATAGTCTTGGGTATAGAGACGGCAACTCCGCAGGAGCTACAGAGAATGGCAGCGGCATGGGAGTCAAGATATGGCAAAGAGCATAGTGACAGAGTATGAGGACATATCCGCTTTCAGTGGTGCGCAAGCCGAGTGTAAGCATCATCTGATATTCGGACGGGGGTTAAGGGAGTTAGCAGATGAAGACGGTTTGTGGATTCCTTTAACCCACGCAGAACACAACATGAACCCTTGCGGGCAGCGGTGGCAGATACATGAGAATGCCCCCGCAGAGGACTTATCAAGGATGGTCGGACAGCTTGCATGGGAAAAACACTACATAGCCACGAAGAGGGAGCTTCCCTTTGAGGGCATAGAACGAGAAGCGAGAGAAGCTTTTCGGGAAAGGTACGGGATCAGTTACTTGTAATGGGAAAGTTAAGCAGAGAAAAAGGGAAGCGTTTTGAGCGGTACGTAGCAAATCTCTTTAAGGACTGGGGATATGATGCACACCGGACAGCGCAGTTTAGAGGCAACACAGGACAGGCAGGAGACGTTGAAGGGATTCCGGGCATACACATTGAGTGCAAGCACTACAAGGAGATAGGACGTGTCTATGACTGGTATGAGCAGTCAGAGAGTGATGCAAGGGCAGCGGGCAAGGGTGAGTTGCCGACAGTAGTTTTTAAGGCCGACAACAAGCCGCCCATGGTGATGATGCATTTTGAGGACTGGATTCAACTGTACAACGAGTGGCACAGCCACAAGGAACTAATAAAGAAATGGGGGATAGAAGAATGAAACTGAACAATATCAACACAAGAAGTCAGTGCGGAAAGCTTTTGAAGTATCTCAAGACTCACAAGAGAGGTATCACGACATACCAGGCTTTTGAGGTATTGGGTATTCACAGGATCAGTGCAAGGATAGCAGACCTCCGTGGGAAGGGCTATCAGATAGACACGATCATGCACTATGAGACAGAAGACGGTATGCCTAAAGTCTGGGGACAGTATGTATTAAGGGAGACGGCATGAGAGACAGTGTAGTCTTTTACAAAAGCTTCAGAGAAGCAATATCAGATTTACCGGAAGAGGAAAGACTCAAGGCATACGAAGCAATATTTGATTATGCCTTTGACGAGAAAGAGCCGGAAGAGAAGGGGATAGCTTCAGCGGTATTGAAGTTTGTTAAGCCGCAGATAGATGCCAACAACAAGCGGTATGAGAACGGCAAAAAGGGTGGAAGAGGAAACCAAACCGAAACCAAACCGAAACCAAACGATAACCAAACCGAAACCAAACCCGAACCTAATGTATATGTAAATGTAAATGAAAATGTAAAGGTTAATGAAAATGTAAATGAAAAAGAGAAGCGCACACGCTTCACGCCTCCGGCCGTTGAAGAAGTCAGAGAGTATTGCGAGGAGCGCAACAACGGCATTGATCCCGAAGCTTTCGTAGACTTTTACTCCTCAAAGGGTTGGAAGGTTGGCAATCAGACCATGAAGGACTGGAAAGCTTGTGTGAGGACGTGGGAGAGACGGCATGACAACAAAGCTTCACCCAAGATAGAGAAGTTTGATATGGATGCCTACTTACTAAAGGAAATGGGGGTTGATACAGGATGACAAGACCGGACGTAGCAAAGATGTTTTACATGGTCAAAGCAGCATATCCGAGGATGTTCAAGGACTACGGAGAGACAGACGTAAAGAACTACATAGATGCATGGTGCATGGTGTTTTCGGACATAAGCGCAGAGCAGGGGTTTGCAGGACTCAAGGTTTACTTGTCCACAGAGAAGACAGGCTTTCCCCCGTCACCCGGACAGATCATGGACTGCATACACCGACTGTCACCGGACGAGCTGCCGAACGAAATGGAAGCCTGGAACTTGGTAGACAAGGCAGTAAGAGGAGCAATCTACAATGCCGAGGAAGAGTTTGCCAAGCTTCCGCAGATAGTCAGAAGGGCGGTGAGGAGTCCCGGCAGGCTCAAAGAGTGGGCGGTGATGGACATAAACGCATACAGGACGGTGGAGCAGTCAAACTTCATGAGGGTATATCGGGCAGAGTTGGAGCGAGAAAAGACCAACATGAGAATACCACAGGGAATAAGACCACAGCTTGAGACCATAGCAGACCCGGCACTCATGATAGAGACCACGGCAGAACACGCAAGAAGTAAGACACCAGATGAAGAGATAGAGAGAATGATTAGCTTTTTGGAAGGAGAAGATGAATGACAGTAAAGAGATTGATCGATGTATTGCAGAAGTGCAATGAGAATTGGGAAGTGTACTTTCAAACAGAAATACCCAAGTATGCACAAGTAGACGGCATAACAAGGCCTGTAGAGGAAGTATACGAGATGTCTATTAGTCCTATAGACAGTGAAAAAGCGGTGGATTTTCGTGTTGTATTGAGAGAAGGAGAAGACGAATGAACAAAGCAGTTATCACAGGCAGATGGGTTAAAGACCCCGAAGTAAGGTACACGCAGGGTGAAACACCTATGGCAATAGCCAAGGGAACTATAGCGGTAGACCGCAGAGGAAAAGACAAGGGAGCAGACTTCATATCTGTTGTGGCTTTTGGAAAGACCGCAGAACACATAGAGAAGTATTACTTCAAGGGCATGAAGGCAAACATAGCAGGCCACATACAGACAGGAAGCTATGACCACAAGGACGGCTACAAGGTATACACCACGGACGTGGTTATAGACGAGATAGAGTTTGGTGATAGCAAAGCCAACAACGATTCAGCCACGCAGGAAGCAAGGGCAAAGGATCATGCAGTGGAGAAGAAAGCCATAGACGAAGAGTTTATGACCGTTTCAGATGAAGACTTGGAGGGCTTACCGTTCAACTGATATGCAACTGTTTAATGATGATTGTCTAAAAGTATTGAATACTATAGCGAAAGAGACTATTGATTGCGTTATAACGGATTGCCCATATCACATAGTAAGCGGTGGATGCACCAAAGACCCTATGAAGATCGGGAATTATGCAGAGACAACCGGGATACTCCAGAACCGTAGAGATAATCACGGAAATAGCTATGTGGGAAATACTAAACACTTAAATCTTCATAGCATTTTTGAAGAAAACGATCCCACTACATACGTAAGACAGGGAAAGCTATTCAAGCATAATGACATTGAGTTTTCAGAATGGCTACCGGAAGTATACCGAGTATTAAAACCCAATACGCATTGTTATGTGATGATAAACGCAAGAAACTTAAAGGACTTGTGGATAGCGGCAGAAAAAGCAGGCTTTCAGTTTCAACAGCTTATTGTATGGGACAAAGGAAACAAAACCCCTAACAAGTATTACATGAACGCATATGAGTTGATCCTAATGTTAAGAAAAGGCAAGGCAAGAAAAATAAACGATATGGGGACACCAAACATATTACGAGTGCCAAACATTACGCATATTAAGAAGCACCCAACGGAGAAACCCGCAGAATTGATGCAAATACTTGTTAAGAATAGCACAAATAAAGGCGAGACTGTCCTTGATCCATTTATGGGAGTAGGGGGGGTAGGGTGTGCCTGCATAGAAAACGAACGAGAGTTTATCGGGATAGAGATAGACGAAAAATATTACAAAACGGCACAGAAACAGCTTAAATGCAATCATCAAGAAGAAATAAGACAAATGACAATATTTGATTATGTCAAGAGGCAGATATGACCTACAGTGATTATTTAGACATAGAAATCCTTGCAAGCCGTAAAGGGATATTACCTTCACAGTACATAGAAATGAAGGAAGCTAAAAAGGCGAAATTCGCAAGATATAATCACTCTGAAAAAGGCAAGGCAAGAGAAGAAAAATATGCAAAGTCTGAAAAAGGCAGAGCCAACAACCGCCGAAAGATGCAAAGGAAGATAGCAAGCGGAAAAAACGCTGAAGCGTGCAGGCGTTATAGGGAGAGATTAAAGAATGTGCAAGCTTGACAAGCCAGACTGTTTCAACTGTCCATACCCGGACTGTACCGCAAGCGCACATGATATCCAGAGACAGTGGAAGAACGGCTACAAGGAGACCACAGACCATTTTTTGGGGGATGCCTTGTACGAATACAAAGAAAAGCGAAAAAGGAACAAGTAAGATGACAGAAGGAGACAAGAACGCTTCCATGAAGCCCACAAAGGCTACAGGACAGAGCAAAGCAAAAGATTCAGAGAAAAGCACCCCGGCTACTACACCAACGAAAGGAAAGACAGGAGCGAATACTACAGACGGTACTACCAGAGTCGTAAGGAAAACATCAGACAGGCTATGCAGGACGTGTAAGTATTCTGTTTTAGCCGGACAGGGAAGCAGGAAGGTTATGTGTTACTACGTGGTTATCAAGCAGGAACTACGTGTACCGTGGGGCAGCGGGACAGGATGGTGCGACAAGTATGAGAAAGGCACAAGAAAGAAGGGGTTTACATGACGAGACAGGAGATAGTGAGAAGATCCCAGGCCAAGCGTAGAGAAAGACTGAAGGCAGCGGGCAAGTGTGTACAGTGTGGGGCAGACCCGAAGCCGGGACGTACATTATGCCCGGTATGCATGGCAAAACAGGTGAAATATAGCATGAGGTATAAGGAGAAGACAAAGGCCATAGGAGGATAAATGGAAGGACTCTATCTAAAGATGACGGATGTATATGACGTTATCGAGAAGCTATGTGCCAATGGTACGTTAAACGATTACCAAAGGCTGATGATAGAAGTGGAAATAGACAGTTTGGACTATTACACAGAGAGGCAGATAAGACGAAGAGATTCAAAACGACCAAGGCATTGTGATTGTTGCGGAGTCCTGCTGACAGAGGAAAACAACAAGTGCGGTTATGAGTTATGTGATGAATGTAATGAGCGGTTAGAACAGGAATTTGGAAAGGGGCAGGAATGAACAGAGAAGAAGCAAAAGCAATCATCCTCAAAGAGTATCTATGTGTAGATAGAGATTGCGACATAGACAGGAGTTGTGGCAAGTGTGATCTTATGATGCCAAGCAAAGAGCCGATACTTGAAGCTTATAAAATAGCTATCAAAGCATTAGAGCAAGAACCATGCGAGGATGCTATTAGCAGACAGTATTTAATTGATATAGCCACAAAAGACGGGGCATACGATTATGTATCAGCACAAGAAATAGCAAATGCTCCGTCCGTAAATCCACAGCCAAAGACAGGGCATTGGATAGATGATAATGAGAATGAAATTGATGCTCAATATGGTAGACACCTTTATAAATGTTCAGAGTGTAATGAATATGCTGATATGTTTGTAGGCGGTACAGAGGATTGGTGGGATATAGAAAAACCTAACTATTGCCCTAATTGCGGTTGCCGCATGGTTGAGCCACAGGAAAGTGAGGATAAGGAATGAACGCAAGGCAGAAAGCAAAACATTTTAAAAGGCTATATGAAGAAACACTTCCTAAAAAGCCATATCCTGTGATGCACAAAACCCTATTACCAAAGCATTACAGAATATCACA